TATCCTCTCCAACATTTACTGGTACAGTATCTGGTATCACAAAGGCAATGGTCGGATTAACAAACGTTAACGATACATCAGACTTGGCTAAGCCAGTATCAACCGCTACTCAAACAGCCCTTGATTTAAAGGCGCCATTAGCCTCACCAACATTTACTGGTACAGTATCTGGTATTACAAAAGCAATGGTAGGTCTAGGTAGTGTAGACAACACAACCGACGCAGATAAGCCAGTATCAACCGCTACTCAAACAGCCCTTGATTTAAAGGCGCCATTAGCCTCACCAACATTTACTGGTACAGTAATTCTGCCAACAGGAACAATTACTTCTGGCATGATTGCTGATGGAGCAATTGTAGACGCAGATGTTAACGCATCAGCAGCAATCGCTCAGTCTAAAATCTCAGGTCTTACATCAGCCCTTGATTTAAAGGCACCATTAGCCTCACCAACATTTACTGGCACAGTAACTTTGCCGTTAGGTACAGTAACAGCAGGAATGATTCTTGACGGAACAATTATGAATGCAGATATTAATGCATCTGCAGAAATTGCTACATCAAAGATTTCAGGACTAGATACAGCCCTTGATTTAAAGGCACCATTAGCCTCACCTACATTTACTGGTACAGTATCTGGTATCACAAAGGCAATGGTCGGACTTGGATCTGTAGACAATACAGCAGATACAGCAAAACCAGTATCAACTGCACAGGCTACAGCAATTGCAACAGCTAAAGCAGAAGCAATTGCAGACGCTACAGCACAGGTAAATGCACTTGTGACTGGTGCTCCAGCAGCAATGAATACGCTTGATGAACTTGCCGCAGCCCTTGGAGATGACGCAAACTTTGCAGCATCAGTAACCACTAGCCTTGGCTTAAAGGTAGATTCTTTAACACCAATTAGCCAAAAAACAGCATCATACACACTTTCATCACTTACTGAAAGAGATGATCTAATTGAAATGGGTTCATCATCAGCAATTACGCTTACAATTCCTACAGATGCAACACTTAATTATCCAATTGGAACATCCATTGATATTCTTCAAACTGGAACGGGGCAAGTAACAATTGCTGCCGCAACTCCAGGAACTACAACAGTAAATGCAACACCAGGATTAAAATTAAGAACACAATGGTCATCATGTACACTCTTAAAAAGAGCGGCAAATACATGGGTTGTCTTTGGCGACTTAACAGCTTAATAAAAACATTTAAAAAGAAATAGGAGATTAAAAAATGGCAGCAGGCAAGAGAATAGGTAAAAAGTCCCAAGCATCAAATGACTTCTTAGAGCCATTAGCACCAACAGGAGTTACAGCAACAGATGTTGGAACAAATAGAGGCTTTTACGATGGCGCTGCTTCTGTGTCTTTTTCTTTACCAGCACTTTCTCCTAGTGCTACATCTTTTACCGTAACAGCAAGTACGGGACAAACAGCAAGTGGAGCATCTTCTCCTATTGTTGTGACTGGAATTATTTCTGGATCAACACCAACTTTTACAGTAACAGCATCTAATGCTGCAGGAACATCTGCTGCTTCTGCTTCTTCTTCAGCAATAACAATAACTACAGTTCCCGCACCAGCACAAGTTACTGTAGCCAATGTTGGAGTTGGACGTCCATATAACAACGGAGCCGCCTCATTCTCATTTACAAACGCTGTCGCAAACAGCGGAGGTAAAACAATTACTTCTTATACTGTAGTTTCTAGCCCTGGCGGATTTACTGCAACAGGCTTATCACCAGTAGTTGAAGGTCTAGTTTCTGGAACTTCTTATACTTTTAGCGTGTCAGCAACAAATGCTAACGGATCTTCAGGTTATGTAGGAACAACTGCAATTACAGCAACAACAGTTCCGCAAGCACCATCAGTAACAGCTACAAATGTAGGTACAGGTCGGCCATACAACAACGGTGCAGCAACTATTACAGCAACTGGTGGTGCAACTGGCGGTTCTGCAATCACTTCGTACACCGCAACTTCAAGCCCATCTTCATTTACAGCATCTGGAGGATCTCCAGTCACCGTAACAGGCCTTGCATCTGCAACGGCTTATACTTTTAGCGTAACAGCAACAAATGCAAATGGAACTTCTGCCCCAACAACATCAAACTCAATTACTGCAACTACAGTTCCGCAGGCACCAACAGTAACAGCCGCAAACGTAGGCACAGATAGACCATACAATAACGGCGCAGCAACTATTACAGCAACTGGTGGCGCAACTGGCGGTTCTACAATTACTTCTTACACCGCTACATCTAGTCCAGGAGCAGGATCTACTAACTCTGCATCTCCAGTTACAGTAATAAACCTTGCATCTGCAACGGCTTATACTTTTAGCGTAACAGCAACAAATGCAAATGGAACTTCTGCCCCAACAACATCAAACTCAATTACTGCAACTACAGTTCCGCAGGCACCACAAAACTTAACAGCAACCGCTGGTGTTAATCAAAATACAATTAACTGGCAAATAGGAGCTTCTGGAGGATCTGCATTAACACGTCACAACGTTTCTGGATCAGATGGATCAGTATCTGGAAATTTAGCAGCAAATGCAACTTCTGTAGTTATTGCTGATACAGCAAATACATCTCAAACATATTCAGCAACAGCAACAAATGCAAATGGAACGTCTGTGCCCTCAAACAATAGTGCTAATATTACAACCATAGCTCCGTTCTTCCCATTCTTCCCACCATTCTTCCCGCCGTTCTTCCCATTCTTCCCACCGTTCTTCCCACCATTCTTCCCACCGTTCTTCCCACCGTTCTTCCCATTCTTCCCACCGTTCTTCCCACCGTTCTTCCCACCGTTCTTCCCACCGTTCTTCCCACCATATTTCCCAGGATTTAAGTCACCAAGCTTCCCATTCTTCCCACCGTTCTTCCCATTCTTCCCACCGTTCTTCCCACCGACCTTTGGCGGACCGTTCTTCCCATTCTTTGGGGGATTTTACTAAAATATACTTTTCTTTTCTAGAATAGTATGATAAGATGTTATCGTAGAAACGAGATAATATGGAATGGTACGACCTGCCAAGAATTGAAAAAACAAGTTCAAGAGTTGAATCAAAAAAGATTGACGAGAACATTGTTGTTGAAAATCTTGATTATGGCATAAATCTATACAGAAATGCAATAAGTCAAGAAGACTGCCAAAGATTAATTACCATGCTAGAAGAAGAGATATCTTTAGAAAAATCTGGAATTAAATGGTATGGAGCAAAAGTTAATGGAGAAGAAAGAACTGCCCATGCCAGAAATTGCTATGATTTAAAATTTAAAAGAGATCAAATTGGTAAATATATTGCTGAAAGCGATGTTTTAAAAGAGTGCTATGATATTGTTGATGCTGGGTTAAATAAATCTTTAAAACATTATGAATCTTTATGGAATTTTAATATTAATTACAAAGAAGCATTTAATTTTGTAAAGTATTTGCCAGGAGAGTTCTTTAAAATACATGCTGACCATGGGCCTTATTACACATGTACTGTATCAGCAGTTGTATATTTAAATGATGATTATGTTGGTGGAGAAATTGAATTTCCAAGACACAATATTACATTAAAACCAAAAACAGGCGACATAATACTATTCCCATCAAACTTTGTATACGAGCATGCTTCTTTAAATATATCATCTGGAACAAAATATTCTGTAGTTGTCATGATGGATTACAATGATCTTTATCATAAAGAAGAGAATGGAAAAAAATATTAAAATATTATTTCAATCTTTTAGGCCATGGCTAGATAAGTTTAGTCCGTCTTTGCCAAAACCAACACAGAGCAGCATTCCTGAATGGTATAAAGAGGCAGATAGATTTGCAAAAATGCCTAATGGAGAATACTATAAGGCTCCTAAAGAAGTTTGTCCTGTTCCAAGAGAAGGAACAAAAGACGACTACGGAAAGATTCCAACATGGAAAGCTTGCCCAGCAATACTCGATGCATTTATGACGGGGTATGTATTAAGTACCCCATGTGATTTAATATTTTCAAAAAATAAAAAGGGAACTATATCTGTAGAAATAAAAGATAAAAAGCATGTAGGGTTTGTAACAGAAAGACCTCCAATGCAACAATTTCCATCTCCAGTTGGATATTACGAACATCACTTTGCTTGGTATCCAGAATGGGGAATTCAAGTTCCAAAAGGCTACAGTGCATTATTCATGACACCAATGAACAGATTTGATTTGCCATTTTTAAATACAAGCGGAGTTGTTGATAATGACGAAGTACACTTACTTGGAACATTCCCATTTTTTATTGCAAAGGATTGGGAGGGTACAATTCCAAAAGGAACACCATTTTTACAAATTCTTCCATTTAAAAGAGAAGACTGGAATCACGAAGTTGAGTACCTCGATGTAAAAGAAATGCAAAAAAAATTAATGGATAATGCAAAATTTTATCGTCAGCCTGACGGTGGAGTCTATAAGTCAAAAATTTGGAAAAAGAGAGAGTATAAATGACAACAGAAAAGAAAAGTACAGCTCCTACATGGAGTAGTAAAGAAGAGCTGGCTCCTGGAATATTTGTATATAGAGACGTATTAAAAAAAGAATTTGATATTATAAATAGACTTGAATCAACGATAGGTCCAGTTGGCAGTAAAGAAAAAAGATATAGCTATCAACCAGCTTATGTTGGGTATCAGCAATTAATGCCAGATTACAGAGATTGCGTAGACTTTAAATTTAAAAAGAGCGATATCTACCTGGATAAAAGCGAAGACGCTGAAAAATTAAAATCTTTATGGCAGGATGTTTATGATGCTCAATATCCAGCAGTTGTAGACTACTGCAAAATCTATAATATCATGGAGCTAAAATATTGGGAAGCTTTTAATTTTATAAAATATGGAGAAAGTCAGCACTTTATGGAGCATCAAGATCATGGATATTCATATAACTGCGTACTGTCACTTGTAGGATATGTTAATGATGACTACGAAGACGGTGGACTATATTTTAGACTTCAAGGCTTAGATATTAAGCCAAAGGCTGGAGATTTATATGTTTTCCCTTCTAATTTTATGTATCCTCATCAAGCCAAGGCGGTAACAAAGGGAACAAAATATTCTATAGTAACAATGCTTGATTACAGTAAAAAGTTTCATACTCAAGAAATGTATGATCCAAAATGGGATAATGAAATAAATGAAAATAACAGCTTATAAACATCAAGGAACTAGATCTAAAATTGAGCAAACTAAGCTTAAAAGAGATTGGATGGAAGACACTCTAGATGGACATGCTTATAAATGTTTTCCCGTTTCTTTAGCAAATACAATTGGATGGTCAATTTCATTTTTAGATGATATTGAATTTATTTGGGATGGGGTCTCTGATACCTCTGCAGATCACGTAAAAATAATATCTGATCTAGGTCAAGTTTGCACAACACAAAGAGCAAATGCTACCGTTAGCTTTTATTCAGGAATATTTTTTGAAACCGATCCTGATGTATCAATGTTGCAAATAGTGCCCCCCAATTTCTTTGTAGATGGTGCAACTCCATTTACAACAGTAATATCAACTTCAATATTAAAAGAAGCAATACCTATTGCTTGGAAAATTACAAGACCAGATACTGTAATTAAAATACCAGCAGGAATGCCAGTGGCCACATTTATACCAATATCTTTAAGTAAGTACCAAGACGTAGAACTTGAAATTAAAGATAAAATTTTTGATGAAGAGCATTTTTTAAAACAAAGTGAAAAGTTAGAAGTTTGGGAAGAAATCTCTAAAAAGGGAGGCTTCACAAATTTTTATAGAGATGCTGTAGACTATATGGGAAATAGCCTAGGCAAGCATGAAGTTAAGTCTTTAAGGCTTAAAATCAAAGACCTTACATCTGACAATAAGAAATGATATAATGAGAATATGAATCAAACAAACCAAAACGCTTCAGTAGTGTACAAGACACCATCTCTCACCCCTTCAGGATTTTTTGGGTCGGGCAAGGAAATGATAGTTGAGCTAGAAAATTTTATGACTCAAGAGGAAATGGAATTTCTTGAGGCAGCTGCTAGAAAAATTACTATCTGGGATGTAACAGAAAGCCACGTTAATGAAAACGGTACAACGGTCTACGACGCCAGCTATTGGAAAGATAGAGTTTGCACAAGCCCCTCTTTAGATAAAAATGATCCAGCAATTAGACCAGTTCTTCAGGGACTTTTTGAAAGACTAAAGCCAATTGTTGAAGATTTTTACAAGGTTAAAGTTACCCCAACAGGAACAACAATTGTTCGTTGGTTGCCAGGGCAATTTCAAAAACCTCATGCAGATAAAGAGCTTCATGAGCTTCCAGATATTGGGATGCCAAATGATTTTCCATACTATGACCTTTCAAGTTTATTTTATTTAAACGATGAATACGAAGGCGGAGAGTTGTACTTTCCATTGCAAGATGTTCAGTTTAAGCCTAAAAAAGGAGCAGCATATTTCTTTCCAGGAGACATGAATTACATCCATGGAGTAACTGAAATTAAAGGTGCAATTAGATATACATGTCCATTTTTCTGGGAAATCTTAGAACACACTGGAGAAAATCAGCCAGACCCAAATAAAAAATATCATAGAACACTAATAGATGGAGAAATAAATAAATGAGTACTTCAGAAAGATTAACACCAGATATTTTAGTATTTAAAAACTTTTTAACAAAAGAGGAATCTAAAAAAGTTATAGATGTTTTAGAAGCCCAGGTTGCAAATGAAAAGCTATCTTGGACACCTATTACTTTTTATGAGTCATACTCATCAGTTTTGCCACAAGATGGAGATGAAGAGCTGGAGCAATTTGGTTTGGCATCAGATTTTTTTTCAGTTCTTCAAAATAGAATTATTGATGCTGTTGCTGAAGTGCATGGAAATTCTTCATCCGATATTCATAAAATTGGATTCCATGCTCAGAAATGGGAGCCAGGAGCTTATGCTAAAGAGCATTCTGATAACACAGATTTAGAAGGAAAAACGGGACCGTTTGAAAGAAGTAGATATGCAGCTTTCTTGTATCTAAATGATGATTTTGAAGGCGGCAATTTAATATTTAATAAGCAAAACCATACACTAGTTCCAGAAACTGGCACACTTGCATCTTTTGCAGGTGGTTTTGATAATACTCATGAGGTTACAATGATAACTTCTGGCGTAAGATACACACTTGGCTCATTCTGGGATAATCGTTCGCCAGAATCTTATCCTCAAGAAACAATAGATGCTTGGGATGCAGAAATGAAAAGAATTCGAGAAGAACAAGAAGTTATAAAGTCGGAA